ATCACTAGACCCCGTGAAGGTGATCTTATATATCTGCCATTATCCAAATCATTATTTGAAATTAATTTTGTTGAACATGAAAATCCTCTGTATCCATTAGGAAAATTGTATTCATATCAAATAACTGCAGAACTCTTTACTTACAGTTATGAGAAAATTGAAACAAATAATACAGCAATCAATATTCCATACACATCTACAACAGGGTTGTCTGGAGCGTTGCATATTCCTCTATCAAATGTTCTCGGTACCACCTATGGTATTAATGATGTACTACAGACTGAAGGCAATTGTTATGGATTTGATCCTAATGATCCATTTTCAGAATGTGATAAACCCGGTAACCCATAAGGATTAATATGTTTGGACACTATTACAACGAAAATTTAAGAAAACTTGTAGTTGGTTTTGGTTCACTGTTTAACAAAATTGAAGTTGCTCGCACCGAACCAGACACATCTGCTAGTTTTAATATTCGTGTACCCATTCACTATTCACCTCAAGAAAAATTTATTCAACGTTTATTACAACCATCTTCTATAACTGATGGAACTCGTATTGAAACACAATTACCAATTATCAGTTATATTATTAATACCATTGTTCCAGATCCCACTCGCCGATTAAATCGTATCTCACCAATTTTAAATTTAACAAATGTTAATGGATCATGCCAATCTTCGGGAACTCAAATTGGATCTAAAATTCCAGTCAATGTATCATTTAATTTGTTTGTTTATACTAGACATACAGACGATATGTTACAGATTGTAGAACAAATTATGCCATATTTTGTTCCAGAACATATAATAACCATGAATATGAATGAGACACAACAAGATGTTCAAATACCAATTGTTATGGTAACAAACAGTTTAACTGAAAAATATGAAGGTGATTTAAGTAGTAGAAGATTAAATATTGCATCATTTCAATTTATAGCAAAATCTTGGATCTTTGGTGAAGTAAAGGTAGCAACGGCGGTTACTACATCCAATAGTGGTGTAATTTTTGAAGATTAAATATGAAGATTAATAAAAATTTAGTTAAGTTGTTTGATGTTCCTGATACGGCAATAATTGCAGAACCAAAGGCAGCATCTGGTGGTACATTTGACAATAATAATTTTCAAAAAGATTATGAATTGGTTCAATCTAATCTAAAGGATTTGCTTGGTAATGGAACTATAGCACTTGAAAGTGCTTTAAAGGTTGCTACTGAATCTGATAGCCCAAGAGCATTTGAAGTTGTTGCTATTCTATTAAAAACTATGGCAGATCTAAACAACAATGTTTTAGATGTTCATAAGAAAGCCAAAGATACTACATCATCTAATACTAAAATTTCACAAACAAACAACTCGGTTTTTGTTGGGTCAACCAAAGATCTTCAAAACCTCTTAAATAAAGATAGAAGCACCGATAAAATAATCGAAGCAGAGGTTGTGAATAATGAGTATAAACAACAGTAATCAAGGGTACAGAAATAACCCAAAACTAAAGCCACCTGGCATCGATATCCAGTATACTAAAGAGCAACTGGAAGAATATGTCAAATGTGCTAATGATCCTGTATATTTTTGTAGTAAATATGTAAAAGTTAAAACACTTGATAAAGGTATTATGCCTTTTAAGTTGTATGACTATCAAGAAGAATTTATCAAAGAAATTCACAAAAATAGATTTGTTATTTCAAAATGGCCCCGGCAATCAGGAAAATCTACTTCGGTTATTGGGTATATTTGCCATTATGTTACTTTTAATCAAAGCGTAAATGTTGCGATTCTTGCCAATAAGTTAAAGACAGCAAAAGATGAATTATTTGCTAAACTCCAATTAGCCTATGAAAATCTACCACATTTCTTGCAACAAGGAGTAGTAGAATGGAACAAGACGAGTTTTAAATTAGAAAACGGGTCTAGAGTGGTCTGTGACGCAACTTCGTCTTCAGCGATTCGTGGTGGCTCTTATAACCTATTGTTGTTAGATGAGTACGCCTTCTTACCTTCCCATATTGCTGAAGAATTCTATTCTTCAACTTATCCAACCATTTCAGCAGGTTTGACTACGAAACTCATCATTGTTTCGACTCCAAATGGTATGAACCATTTTCACAAACTCTGGGTTGATGCAAATAGACCGATTGGACATAAATCTAAAAATAGATTTGTACCAGTTGAAGTGGATTGGACTCAGGTTCCAATAACTCCAGGTGGTCCTAGGCGTAATGAAGAATGGGCAGAAGAACAGATTGCCAATACCAGCCAAGAACAATTTAACCAAGAGTATGGTTGTAGTTTCTTAGGATCTTCGAATACTTTAATTTCATCAACAAAATTAAATGTTCTTGCTCCAGAAGAACCAATTTCTGAAAATGTAGAAGGTCACAGAGTATATGAAATTCCACAATCTGATAAAATTTATTTTTTACAAGCTGATGTGTCTCGTGGTCAGGGATCTGACTATTCTGCCTATACGGTAATCGATGGAACTAGTACTCCATATAAAGTAGTTTCCACATATAGAAATAATACTATTAGCCCATTTAATTTTCCAACAGTTATATTTAATTCTGCAAAAGCATATAATAATGCATATGTTTTAATTGAAACAAATGACTTGGGTGGGCAAGTTTCTAATATCTTACATACCGATCTTGAATATGAAAATGTATTGATGACAAAAGTAATGGGTCGTAAAGGACAAATTTTATCTCAGGGCTTTGGTGGGATTGGAAAAAGTGAAATGGGCATAAGAACAACCGCTCAGACTAAAAAAATTGGTTGTGCCATACTTAAACGTTTAATTGAAGAAAATAAAATTATATTAAACGATGAGCGTATTATCGTAGAATTGATGTCATTTATTTCTAAGTCTAATACATATAAGGCAGAAGACGGTCAGCATGACGATTTAGTGATGAGTTTGGTATTTTTTGCCTGGTTAACTAGACAAGAATATTTTTCTGATTTGATTGAACAAGCACAATTTAGTTATGAGGATGCCAAAAAACCAGAAGATGACAATGTTTTATTCATGCCTTCTGCACATTCAGAAGATGACGAGGGTGAATACGTACAGGATGGTGTGATTTGGTATCCTAGTTAAAATGCTAAATATTTTGACATCATAAGGAAAATAAATGCCATCACTTAGCTCCTTTATTAACGCCAGCCAATATTCTACCGAAAGCACCACTCTTGATCTATTAGGTGGTATGAAATTGGGTTCAACCTACGCCGGAATCACTTTTAGTGGTATTGCTGGTGCAGCTAACAATGATCCAGGTGGTTTATTTGGATGGTTAGTCTATGCTAGATCAACTTTATATAGTCCTGCTAAGGGTTCTACCTCAGCTACGTATATCGTATACACGACACCACAGGAACTTGTTGGTGATTTAAACCAATTATCTGGTATCACATCATGTTTAATTTCAGATCCTTCAGCTGGTGGTACATTTGGTTTTTTCCAAACTGCTGGAACAATAGATACAAAAGTTCAACTTACACCGAGACCTGCTGGAACCGATTTTCTTCATGCCATTAATTATCTTGCATATGGTGGTACATTAATTCTTGTCGGTGATCCAGTAGGTTTTAATAATTATATTGCAGCTACAGAAAATTATCTAGATGTTATTATTGGGCAAGAAGCCAATGCATCATTATGCACCTGGTTGATTAATCAACCATATACCACAGGAATCTTTCCTTCTATTCCAGATACTACTGGTATAACTGGTAGTGGCTACACAATGGCAAATTATACTTCCTTGTTTGGTAGTGCCACTCTTGTAACAGGAACAACGGTTGCTAATCGAATATTTAATGTCTACGGTATTAAAGATATTTCAAATTTAGATACTTCTACATTACAATCAAATACTCAAATAACATATAAACTACCAACTTCTACAGACGTTGCTGGATTCTTTGCAAGAGCAAAAAACAGAAATGAATTGTATCTTTCAGTTGCTGGTTTAGATAGATCAACAATCCTTAATGGAAATGTCTCATCATCAATTGATTGGAATGATTCACTCAAAACTGCATTAAGAAATAATAAAGTAAATTTCTTTGTTAATTATAATCCAAAGTTCCTTGGTTCAGATATTGTTGGTGCAACCTCAAGTGGAACGCTAACAAATGACAATAGAGTTGGACCATCTCGATTACGTTCAGCTTTAAGAAAAGATTTAGATGTAATTGGTTTAAAATATCTGTTTGAAATTAATAATTCTACAACTCGAGCACAAGTTACTTCGGAAATTCAAAGTGCAATTGATCCATATCTAAATTTTATTGATACAGCTCAAACACAAATTATTTGCGATAGTTCTAATAATATTGATAATTCCGGTACATTAAATATGACTGTCATAATCAAACCAATTCTAAGTATTGACAGTTTTGTAATTAATATCACTCTAACACAATAATGCCAAACAATAATTCAATAACAACTTTTAAAAAGGGTTTTTTGGGTGGAACCAGAGCCAATAGATTTATTGTTGAACCAGTTTGGCCAAATTTAATTAATGTTTCTCGCAACGAGTCATCATTTAAAATGGTTTCTGCATCTTTACCTGCATCAACTATGAATACTATTAGTGTTCCATATCGTGGAAGATTAATAAATTTTGCTGGTGATAGAATGTATGCCCCATGGAATGTTGGAATATATGATGATAATATTACCAACGGTATATGGAAGGGATTACATCAATGGGCAGAATTCATGGATGGTCATTATACACACAAAGTAAAAGATAATGATTTTTCATATAAAAAATTACAAACTACTTGGAGAATGAAACAATTAGATGCTAATGGTAATATTTTAAAAACAATAACATTATACAAATGTTGGCCTTCAGTAGTAGATGAAATAAGTTTAAATATGGCAGAGCCAGGATTTGTTGGCTTTAGTACAACTCTTACATTTGATTATATTAAAATTGAAGATAAAGAGAAATATAATACTTAAGATTAACTAACCATGCTAAACGATTTTAAAGATAAATTTTTTGGTGGAACACGTTCTAATAGATTTAGAATAGATGGTTCATTTCCAACAGGTGGTAAATTTACAGACTTTCATATACGTTCTGCTACTCTGCCAAGAGTGACTAGTAAAACTTTAAGTTATGATTATTTTGGTAGAAAATTTCATTATCCCGGTGAAAGAGATTATGGAACTTGGAATATTACCATATGGGATGATGTTGGAGATAACAACTTATGGGGTAAATTAAATAGATGGCAAAATTTAATTAATGATCATGATAAAAATCAATCTGCTACCCCTGGAATTGGAAATGGCGCAGTATCAAAACAATATAAAGCAGATAATTGGAAAATTCAACATTTGGATTTAAATGGAAATACCCAACCATTAAAAGAATATATTTTACATGGCTGCTGGCCTGCTGGAATTCAACCAGTTCAAATGAATATGGGTTCTCCTAACGTGTTAAATAGTTATACTGTAATGATTGTTTTTGATTATATGGAAATCAAAGATCATGATATATTCATTACAAAGAGAACATAAGGTGAATTATGGAAATTGATATATTTGGATTTCAGTTTGGAAAAAAGAAAACCACCAAGGAAGATCAAAAAAATGATGCAATGGCATCGTTTGCTGTTCCAGAAGTATTTGATGGAACTGTAACTGTTGAGGCTGGAGGTTTTTTTGGTACTGCTCTTGATTACGCTGCAACAATGCGTGATGAAACACAGTCTATTATTCAATATCGAAATATTTCAATATATCCAGAAATTGATGCTGCTGTAGATGAGATTGTAAATGCATCAATTGTTCCAGGTACAGATCATACACCAGTTAAATTAGATTTATCAAAATGTCCAATTTCTGATAATATTAAAACAAAAATATATAAAGAGTTTGATACTGTAATTAATCTATTGGATTTTAATCATAAATCATACGAAATCTTTCGCAGATGGTATGTAGATTCAAAGTTATTTTATAACATTGTAATTGACAAGGATCTTCCTGGTCAAGGTATTCAAAGTATTGTTGCTGTAGATCCATTAAAGATTAAAAAAGTTCGTAAGTTTAAAAAAGAAATGGATAAGTTTGTTCAACATACACACACTCCAGTGCAATTAATTAAAGAAATTGAAGAGTATTATGTTTATACAAATAATGATAAAGAATCACCAGTAATGACTGGTCCACAAGGACTTCATTTATCTCTTGATAGCATTGTATATGTTCCATCTGGGTTGGTTGACCTTAATACAAAACGTATTTTAGGATATTTGCACAAAGCCATTAGACCCCTAAACATGTTGCGTCAAATGGAAGATGCAATGTTGGTATACCGCATTGCTCGTGCTCCAGAACGTAAAATCTTTTATGTAGACGTTGGTCAACTACCAAAAGCTAAAGCCGAACAATATATGCGGGATATGATGAGCAGATTCCGCACAAAACTTACTTACAACCAAGATACTGGTGAAGTAAGAGATGAACGAAAGATGATGTCAGTACTTGAAGATTACTGGCTTCCACGCAGAGAAGGTTCACGTGGAACTGAAATTACAACTATTCCTGGTGCACAATCAACTTCACAAATTGAAGACATTGAATACTTCAAAAAGAAATTGTTTGCATGTTTGAACGTTCCAATTAGCCGTCTATCTGCTGAATCTACTGGTTTCAATATGGGTCGTTCTACTGAAATTACCAGAGAAGAAATTAAATTCTATAAATTTGTTGACCGCATTAGATATCAGTTTTCTCGTTTATTCATGGATACCTTACGAGTTCAATTACTTCTTAAAGGTGTAATGACTCAAGAAGATTGGGATATTTTAAAAACAGATATTAAATTTGTATTTAATACAGATAATTATTTCTGGGATCTCAAAGAATCAGAAATTTTATCTGAACGTCTCAAGATGCTTTCATTTGTTGAACCGTATATTGGTAAATACTTCTCAACTGATTTTGTTAAGACTGATATTCTCAAACAACTACCAGAACAACTCAAGGTTATGGAAAAACAAATGGTTGTTGATAGACAAAGAATAGCACAAGAACAAGCAGCAATGGCAGCTCAACAAGCAGCCCAAGAAGGTGGACAACAGTAATATTCCATGAATAATAGTAAAGTATTATTAAAATTGGGAATAGAGAACATCATTTTTAAAAATGATGAAAGTTTTAAGCAAAGTATAATTAAAGTTTTATCTACCAAACTGAATGAAAGTATTAAAGAAACTGAATTGCTAGTGTCAAAAGCACTATTATACAGAGAATCTGTTACTCCAGAAAATACAACTTTAAATGAATTTATAGACTTTGTAACCAATTTTAAACCAGGGAATTATAAGTTTCAAAATGGTTCAAATATAAATATTACTGATTCTGATATATCACATCTTAAAAATTTATTTGAATCATTGAATGTTAAAAATAGAGAACACTTGGTTTCTGAATTATTTACTGATGGAATTACATTTAAGCAACATTTAACATTTTCACAGAAGGTAAGAAATTTATTATGAAAAACAACATCCGTCAAATGCTCAAGACTGTCGTAGAAGAAAATGCTGTTGCATTCAAAGAACAAGCCACTAAAGTTCTCTATGGCAAAGTTGGAACCAGACTACAAGAACAATATAAAGTTATTGCTAAAGATTTTCTTGGAAAGAAAGAACCTAAATGAAACTGATTACAGAACTAACTGAAGATATAAAGTATATCAAAGAGAATGCTGGCAATGGAGATAAACATTACTTCATTGAAGGTATTTTTATGCAATCAGATGTAAAAAATCGCAATGGTCGTGTATACCCACAAGGAACTCTTGCCAAGGAGACCAACCGTTATATCACCGAATATGTAAATAAAGGTCGTGCTCTAGGCGAACTTAATCACCCCACTGGACCAACTGTTAATCTTGATCGCGTATCACACATTATTAAAGAACTCCATGAAGATGGTAATTCAATCTGTGGTAAAGCAAAAATCTTAGATACCCCAATGGGAAAGATTGTAAAAAATCTTATTGACGAAGGTGCACAATTAGGTGTATCTACTCGCGGTATGGGTTCTTTAAAGTCCAAAAACGGATATCAAGAAGTACAAGAAGACTTTATGCTTGCTGCTGTTGATATTGTTGCTGACCCATCTGCTCCACATGCTTTTGTAAATGGAATTATGGAAGGGCGTGAATGGATGCTTGTCGAAGGATCATGGCAAGAACGTCAAATCGATGCAGCAAGAAAACTTATTAATGGTTCATCAAGCCGAAATTTAAACAAAAATATTGTCAAAGTATTTGAAGAATATTTTAATAAACTTAAATGAACACATCCATACCCCAGCTTGCCAAGAATTATTTGATTGAATCGTTTAATAAACATTCAACTGGTAATGTGCATGAAGAATTCTTAAGAGAATTCGGCGAGGGTCCAAGTATAGCTGTTGATGCTTATAATAAAACAAAAGCCCCAAAATCAAAAAATACAGACTTTATGAATAACATTTATGATACTCTTGATTCTGGTAATGAAGAACGTGATAAGAACAGAATAGAAAATCAAAAAGCAATTAGACAACGTGGTACAAAGGGATCTGGATTTGGACGAGGTGCTAACCGAGGTGAGAAGGGTGAGGGTGCTAGTAACAATGGTGATTTGGATCTAGATAAGGTTTTATTGGGTAAGACAAAAGCATCAGATGATGAACTCGGTATAGGTACAGCGACTGGAGCATATGCTCTTGGTACTGGTTTGGATATTGCTGGACAATTTCTAGGTAATAGTATACTTAAAAAGGTTCCGATTTTAGGTAAAGCCGCAGGAGCAGTTAGTTCACTTTTAGGTCAGGGTGCAGACATATCTGGTTCAAGTTGGTTTGATGCTAATATTGGTAAGATAGGTCAGAATGCTCAAAATTTAGCAACACAAGGAGCCGGAAGCCCATGGGTACCATTAGCTGTATCTAAACGCGGTGCCTTTAAACCAGACGCTCCTACTGATCCGTTGGCTTCAAGAAAACAAGCAGTGGCTCAAAGAAAATTGGAAGATCAAGAGAAAAAATTCGGTATAACT